TTAGATGTATCAATCGGTTGACCAGTAACCTTTTGTGTTATTACGTGGCCTATAACAGCAGTATTATATTCACTGGCCTTTAAAGAGTTCATTGTACAGGTTAAAAACCCATACACTGATATGGCCAATATTGTAATATAAATCAAAAACTTCTTCATAATATTTATTAAATGTTGTTTATGTATATAAGGTAACACTTTAATGTGTTCAGGTCAAGTGTTATATAAAAGAAATAAGTGTTTGAAATCAATGACTTGATGTCATTGTTTTTAAAGGCTTTTTTTAGGAAAGCCTTAAAACCTTAGTTTCTCATAAAATTGTCATTCCAATTAAAGGCTTCTTTTACACAGTTTTCTGTAAGGCCTTTATAGGTAAGATTCAATTTCTTGTCTTTAATATCAATTAATACTTGTGCGTCATCTTTATGTAAAGCTTCTAGCATTTGTATAAAAAGAGTTTCTTTTCTTACTTTTGGTATATTACTTCCACCTTTAATAAAAAGGTAAAGTTTTCTCGATTCATCTAGTAAAGATGTATGATCTGTTCCTTCAGGTACATCATTCTGCATAAATGGTGGTGTTCCTTCAGGAATATCCCAAGTAATTTTAGGATCAAAAGCAGCTTTTAATAACTGTCTTAATGCCTGACTATCGTGTTTTCTTAACACTTCAATTTTTTTGGGTTTATCTTTTGCGTTATTTACTTGTGTAAATATTTCGTGTGCTAAAGGTCTGGCGTTAGTAGCCGTACGAGCTAATGACTCCATTCCTTTTTTACTCATTAGGCTTGAGTGCCTAGGTCTGTCTTGTTCCATTATATCTCCAATATTCGAATATTAAAAATCACCAATGTTTTCCATTAACGATTTTAGTTTGTGTTTCATAAAATACGGTAACAGTTTGGACCTGTTAGGTGTTTTATAATCTCTATATGTATTTATAATAGTTCTTTCTAGCTCTTCTGGTATACAAGAAAGGTCTATTAATCGTTTATTTCTCTCATAATACTTACTTGTTTCACTGCCTAATGGTATATTACTTACGCTTGACCATTCTTCAAGTCTTTTCTTATTGATAGGCCTTTGTTTCTCTTTTGTTAAAAAGATGTCATCAGGACTTAATATATTGGGTATACCATCTGATCGGTCACCTTTTATAATCTGTTCGTGTAGAAATTTTTTAGGGTCTAATCCTTCACCTACAAATACCTTTTGTATAGGACTATATTGTTTTACGTTTTTTTTAGTTTGTAATTGTATAAAGTCTTTATCGCCACTGATAATCATTATAGGTTCATTTATATGTTTTACAAGTGTGGCGATTATATCGTCTGCCTCGGCCTTTTCTATGTACATCATTACATAAGGAAAGTTTTCAGCAATCTCGTGTTTGATTTCAGTAATTACGTTAAATATATTGTCCCAATCGGTTGCCGAATCTACACGGCCTTTTCTGCGAGCGTGTTTGTAATTAGGGTAAATATCTCTACGCCAAGGTTCACCTGCATCAGCACATAGTACTATGTTACTACCGTATTCTGATTTGAATTTTAAATTAAAACCTCTTAATGAATTTATGACCATATGTCTTACCATCTCTTTATCTGGTAAATTCTCAGCTTTGCCTCTTGTCTGTGCCATTAAGTTTGATATTAATACTTGATTGAGGTCAATGAGAATCATATGTTTTTAAAATAAATGAAGGCGAGCTTTATATATTTCTCGCCTTCATAATTACGTACTCTTAGTTAGAGTATGCGTATTTTGTTCCGTACAGCTTTTGAATACCAGCAGCAATAATTGCTTTTGATGGTGTTCCTAATCTGTAAGAAGTACCTTGAGCAGTTTTGTTAATATAGATCATATTTCCTTCTGCTCTTAATTTATCTACCATAGCTCTAGGCGATGTTAGATCAAATCTAGTTCTTAGTGTCTTCCACGATATTGATTTACCGCTTGACAAAAGTCTAAGTACTCTTTGAGTTTTTGATAAACCGCTAACACGTTTAGCAGTTCTCTTAGCAGTTTTTGTAACTACTAAATTTTTTAATGTATTAAACATTATGTTTGTTCTCCTTAAATTGGCTATTTTACAACCGGCGACGGCGATTCCTTGAGGAATTTCTAAAAATCTATTGTTCATCATCTGGAAAAGGAAAATCTGGTTCGAAATCTGTCCAACCGTCATTTCTTCTTTTAATTTCATCTTTAATTTCAGCACTTAATGGTTTATGTGGTTTATGTTGTGTTTCTAATACTCTATTGTAATCAATCCAAACCTGTGGACCAAATCTAGTCATTTTTAAATCTACAATCTTATCAGCCAGTTTTTGTGCTGGGTGTTGTACATCAAAATCTCTATAAATCATACCTCTTAAAATATCAACTACTAAACCTAAGTCTTTTGTAAATTCTGGTTTTTCTGTTTTCATCGCCATCTCTACAAATTGTCTTAACATATTCATAGCGATTTCATCTACATTTCCTTCTACAAATTCTTTAGTTCTATCTACTCTTACCTTTTCTCCTGCCTTTGCATCTGGTTTAGCGGTTTCTTTATTAACAATTCTTTCTGTTGGAAAAAGTATAACATTTTCATCAGTCATTAAACGATTTCACCTTTAAAATTAACCAATTTTTTATCAGTTAAATATTCTATAAGTTGATTATAACCGCCTATTAATTCACCATTTATTTTTATTTGAGGCATTGATTTAACTGTTTTACCTATATCTTCAAATAGTTTTTCCATATCTGAAAAATCTTCAAATTTCTTTTCTGTGTATTCAAGGCCTAAATTTTTTAATAAATTTTTGGCCTTGACACAATAACCACAGTTGTTTTTGCTGTATAATATAATTTGAGCTATTTCACTCATATTATTGTACTGTCTTGTCTTTAACGGTTTCTTTGAACGCTTGATCAGCCTTCTCTTTTAGTTTATAAGAGTTCACTACTTCTTCAATATTGTAGTTATACATCTTATTAAATTCACCTAAAGGCAATCTTAAACCTATCCAAGCTCTATAATAACCTTTAGTTGTTGAAGTTACCTCTTGAGCAAATATTTCATAACCTCTTACAGGTGTATTTTCAATTATATTTACTAAGGTTGATTCAACGTCTGTTACCACTGACTTAGTTTCGTTTTTACCAAGTTCTGTAATAAACTGTTTAGATCGTTTATTCATTTCGCCTTTAATTATATCTGCCATCTCAGCTTTTGCAATCATCTTTGCTTTTTCAATTGCTAAACCAAGGTCTGGTGATACTGAAGTTCCGACACCAAAGATACATTGTTTTTCATTCACGTCTTGTGAGTTTACATTACAAGCTTTCTTTTCTTTGAAGTCCATCATATACCAAGACGGTACAGTATCTAAAATTTTATCTGATTCTGCTTTGATCTGGTATGTTGAAGTTGAGCAAGCACCTAATATAAGGCCTGTTGCTACTATCATTACTGTTCTTTTCATCATATAGTTTTATTTTGTACTCCTTTGGATATCATATACTAATTCTTGCGTTTTGTCAAGTCCTTTTCGCATATAACCAAAAAAATCTTTACTGGACACATCAAATAGTATAACCCATAGAAGTGTTAATATAATAATGTTTTTAAACATTATTGTACCTCCCATTCACCGTTCTTGTTAAGGCACGTCTTTCCGAACGATTTAAAAACGTGATTTGGTCTACTATAATATCGGCAATACTCTGGCGCCGATACATCTCTATAATAGAATTGTGCAAATAAGTCCCAATAGTTTGGTGTATTAATACCTCGTCTACCGTCAGCACACTCCAAAATCTCTTGTTTAATAATGTCATCACCATTTTGTTTAATCTCAATCTTTACGTAACAATATTGGTCATCTACCTTTTTAGGTTCATAACCTCTTACTGTATCATATAAAACTTTATTCTGTTCTTGTTTTACTCTTTTAAGTGGTTCTCTTTCTTCTTCTGCAATCTCACCTTTAGGCATTATAAACTTTTCATTAGCCGTGGCTCTTGATATAAGAATAGCTGTAAAAAAATATATCAAAAATATAATAAGAAAATATCTTTTTAAATTTGGTATAGTTCTTTTTATACGCCAGTTATAAATCATTTGTTTTTTAGGTAAAATACTAATTATTAAATTAAATAAGTCTTTAATCATTATACCTAATACCCAAAATAGTTCTATAAAATAAGGTTTTAAAAACTTTGGTAATTTTTTTAAATGACTACTCATATTTAATTATACTCTTTGTCCATTTATTATCAAAGGCATCATATTGGTTATAAATCAAAGGTTCATCTGCCTGCTCTAATTTTTTAATAGTATCTTGTATTTCATAAAGTTCATTCTCTAAACTTCTTAAAGGACTAAACTCTAGTTCTTCTATTATTACTTGTTCTCTTTCTTTTAATCTTTTAATTGTTTCTTTGTCTATCATAATCTTTCTCCACCCAACGGCCATCTGGTTGTTGACAAGCAGTACCAAATACTACTTTACGGTTTATACCACCAATACCTATTAAAGGCCATTGACTTGTTATATCTACTGTTGCTTCGTAATCTTTACACTTAAAGGGGCCCTCCATATAGGTACTATAAGTTTTTATATTACCTGAATTTTGTGTCTTTTCATTATACCAATTTGTATAAGATGAAGATGAACCTCTATTTAAATGGTCTACAAATACTGCATTGTGTACGTCATAATCAGAATTATACATAAGTTCTGCACCTACAAAAGCACCTGTTACAGCACAAGCGGCCGCTACAACTGGATTATCTGTAAATTGTAAGCAAGCGCCTGTCGTAGTCGTGGCACCTAAAAAGGCACCAGTATGACTACGATTATTAGCACACTGATTAACAACTAACATTAATAAAAGTAAACTAAATATTCGCAAGTTTCTCATCTTCTAATTCAGCTTCTTCTTCCCACATTTTTTGGTCATAAGTTTTACCAAATACTGACATATAAAAGTAATCTCTCGGTGATTCACTTTCGTAAGCTTTTAACAATTCTTCAAAATTAATATCTAAATTGTCATAAGTTCTTGGATTAACTGATTTGTTTTTTATATGGTCTTTAAAGAATTGAATACGATTTGTGTAAATATCGATTTCTTTATCTTCTAATCTCTTTCTTGTTGAAAGAGCTACATCTTTTGCCTTGGCGTCTTTAAACTCTCTAAAGAGAGTATCTTTATCATATGTTATCATAATATATATTTTTGTTTGTCTTATTAAGGTAATACTTTTTTGTGTTAATTGCAAGCCTATTTAAAAAGAAATAAGTGTTTAAAAACAATAACTTGAAGTCATTGATTTTAATAGCTTTTCCA